GTTAGCAAATGTGCAAGACAAAATTGCAGATGTAACATTTGCAACCTTAACTGGTGGCATTAGTAAATCAGCTGCTCAAAAGCAACTAGATACATTACAAGCAGAATTTAGAGTATTAGAAAAGCAAGCAAATACATTGGCTGCAAACCCACAAATTCTCATCAATGTTAGTGCAATAGATACCGAAGGTGCTGCAAGAGCTGTGGCAAAAGCCTTAAATGATAGCGCAGCAAGATCAACTCCTGCATTAAGTTATCAGTCAATAAGAGAAAAAGCAGGATAATGACTGCATGGTCGCCTGATTGGAAACTTACTGTTGCAGGTGTTGATTACACCGACATTGCAATAAGCGATATTCAGCATCAGGCTGGTCGCTCAGATATTTACCAGCAACCAAATCCATCATACATTCAAGTTAGTTTTGTAGCATTATCTGGTCAAACATTGCCATTTGACATTAACGACAGTTTAAGTCTGCAAGTCAAAGACACAGCAGGTGCTTATGTTAATTTATTTGGTGGGGATATAACTGATCTAACTGTCAGCGTTAGTCAAACTGGTGGGATTGCAAGTGTTATTGAATACACAGTCCTTGCAATGGGATCACTTGTTAAGTTAGCAAAAGAATTATATTTAGGCACAATCTCACAGGATGAGGACGGCAATCAAATCTATGACTTATTGTCTAGCGTATTGCTTGGAACTTGGAATGATGTGCCAGCAGCTACAACTTGGGCAGGATACGATGCAACTGAAACATGGGCTAATGCGCTAAATCTAGGACTTGGTGAGATAGATCAGCCGGGCTTATACACAATGGAAAACAGAGCAGCTGCAACAGATACTATTTACAACATTGCAAGCCTTATTGCTAATTCAGCATTTGGATATTTGTATGAGGACAATGAAGGAAACATTGGTTATGCCGATGCAGACCACAGGCAGAATTATTTGCTAACTAACGGCTATGTCGATCTAAGTGCCAATCATGCATTAGGTCAAGGACTTAGCACGATTACAAGGTCAGGTGATATTCGCAATGATGTTGTAATCAATTATGGCAACAATTTTGGCTCACAGGAAACAGCTACATCTGCAACATCAATTGCAACTTATGGCTACAAAGCCGAGAGCATTCAATCAGTCCTTCACTCAGCTGTAGATGCTCAAGCTGTGGCAGATCGTTATATTGCTCAAAGAGCATTCCCTCAACCCGCATTCCAGAGCATTACCTTCCCAATTACAAATCCAGAAATTGACAATAGTGATCGGGATAATCTGCTTGCCGTATTCATGGGGCAACCGCTTAACTTGCAAAACCTACCGGCACAGATTTCAGGCGGTGAGTTTGAAGGATATGTTGAAGGATGGTCATGGAGCACTAGGTTCAATGAATTATTCCTAACAATTAACATGTCGCCTGTGGCTTATAGCCAAGTGGCGATGCGTTGGAATACCACACCAATAACTGAAACATGGCAGACAATAGATCCAACATTAACATGGGAATACGCTACAATCGTAGCCTGAGATAAAGGATAATATGGCAACTACTACCAATTACGGCTGGACTACACCGGATGACACCGCGTTAGTCAAGGATGGCGCATCAGCTATTCGCACACTTGGCACATCTGTTGATACAACAACAAAAAATTTAAATCCTGAAACAACTCTCGGCGATATTGCTTATCGCTCATCAACTGCAAATGTAAATACCAGATTGCCTTTAGGAACTGCTGGTCAAGTTTTAAAAGTTAATAGCGGTGCAACTGCTCCTGAGTGGGCTACTGATGCAACTGGCATGAGCAATCCAATGACTACAACAGGCGACACAATTTATTCATCAAGTGGTTCAACTCCTGCAAGACTTGCAATTGGATCAACTGGAAATGTTTTAACTGTTGCTGGCGGAGTTCCGACATGGGCTGCACCTGCTGGTGGCAGTTGGTCGCAATCTGCAACAGGTTCATTAACTGGCGCAACAGTAACAGTAAGCGGTTTATCTGCAAAACGATATTTTATTATATGGGATTTAATTAGTATTACTGCTACTGCCGAAGATGTTACAATAAGACTCAATGGTGATACTGGTAATAATTATTACAGAAATGGCTTTACAGCAACCAGTAGAATGGTAGTTACTCTTTTAAATACTGCTGCTAGTCAATATGGGCTGGGTATTCTTATAGATTTGGCTGATACAGCTTCACAATTAAAGCCAATTTTTCAAACAGGAAGTTCAAATAATAATGCTGAAGGTGGCACTTACAAATCAACATCTGCTATCACATCTTTAAGTTTTTCTCCTTTGAGCGGAACTTTTGATGGCGGAAATTATTATGTTTGGAGTTTTGCGTAATGACTAAAACAATAAAACCAATGGTAAGAATTCACAATGTTTTAACAAATGAAATTGTAGATCGTGAAATGAATGATGCCGAGTTTGCTCAGTATAAAGTAGATCAAGAAGAACAAGCAATCGCTAAATCCGAAGCAAAAGCAAAAGAAACTGCTAAGGCAGCAATCCTTGATCGAATTGGTTTGACTGCTGATGAACTTAAAACGATACTTGGCTAACAATGCCAAATCTAATTGAGATTGCTAAAGCAGAAATTGGTTATACCGAAACAGGCAACAATGATACAAAGTATGGCGAATGGTATGAACTAAACAATCAGCCTTGGTGTGCCATGTTTGTATCTTGGTGTTATGACAAAGCAGGACTTGGTAGCAAGGTTAGATCCCAATCCAAAAAAGGATTTGCAAGCTGTGCTCATGGTCTTAAATTCTTTGCAGAAACAAATAAATTAATTCCAGTTGGTCAGGCTAAGGCTGGTGATATTGCATTCTTTCAATTTGACAAAGATGCTGAGCCGGATCATGTTGGCATAATTAAATTTAACAATACAGCTCTAAAGTATTTGCAGGTTATCGAAGGCAATACATCAGCAGACAAAAGTGGCAGTCAATCCAATGGTGAAGGCGTATATCTAAAGCGCAGAAGTTACTCATTGGTAATGGCTGTTGCACGACCATAGGAGCAAAATGAAACTATCAAACAAACACAAAGCAGCAATCAAGTCATATCTGAGAGCTGTGGGTGCAAGTGGTCTAACTGTTGCATTGGCAATTGTTGCTGACATCCGACCAGAGTTTGCAGTATTACTTGGTGCGCTAGTTGCACCGCTTGCTAAAGCAATTGATCCAAATTCAGGGAGCGAAGTTGATTATGGCGTTAATGCCAAATGACCGCACAAGAGTGGGTTGGTATCGCCGTTGGCGCAAGCGCGTTAGTAACGAGTGGATTGGTTTGTCTACGTTGGGTTATTAAATCCTATTTGCAAGAACTACGACCTAATGGTGGCTCAAGCATGAAAGATCAGTTAAACAGATTAGAAGCGCGTGTTGATGATCTGTTTATTTTAATTAGTAAGCGATAATTTATTTTATGGCGAACACACGCAAAACCACTAAACGGACAAAGATCAATAGGCGCGTAGTTCGCCATACTCCTGATCCATCCAAGATTGATGCGCATTACATTGCATTGCATGAATGTTACAAAGCTGCAAGGAAAGCAGGATTTTCGCCTGAGCACGCATTTTGGCTCATGACTGAAACTAAAACATTTCCGAATTGGGTTGTTGGTGATGGTGGGATTATTCCCAGCATAGACCCATCTGACGATGAGGATGACGATTAAGCGCATCGCTTTCGTGAGCGATCTACAAGTGCCATTCTTTGATGAGGCAGCAGTCAAGTCAGTCGGCAAATTTTTAGCCAAATGGAAACCGCATCGCACGATTTGTATCGGAGATGAAATTGATCTCCCTCAACTTGGCGGTTTTAACGCCAACACGATTGATGAGATGGTTGGCAACATCCATGAGGATAGATTACAAACCCAACAGGTTTTAACTTATCTTGGTGTAACTGATGTCGTAGGCAGTAATCATGGGATCAGGCTTTACCGATCAATTAAGAAACGATTGCCTAGCTTCTTAAATCTGCCCGAAATGCAGTATGAAAAGTTTATGGGTTATGACAAATTAGGCATCAAGTTCCATCCTTACGGATTAGACTGGGCACATGGTTGGACTGCCGTTCATGGTGATGCTTTTCCGCTTAGTCAAGTGCCGGGGCAAACAGCCTTAAATGGGGCTAGGAGGCTAGGAAAGAGCGTTGTGTGTGGGCATACCCATAGATTAGGTCAATCAGCCTTCACAGAGGCTTCTAGGGGTCAATTAGGCAGGACTGTGTGGGGCGTTGAGGTTGGCAATTTAGTGGATCTAGGTAGTTCAGGCATGGCATACACAAGAGGTTATGCAAATTGGCAAACTGGGTTTGCTGTGGCTTATGTTCAGGATCGTAAAGTGCAGGTAATTACTATTCCAATCAATGCTGATGGCAGCTTTATATTTGAGGGCAAGGTATATGGGGCTTGAAACAGACTATAAGCACCGCACGATTGATGACCATATCGATGATATTGAGGATATTGGCGTTATCTAATCGTTATAAAACACGCCGAAAGTAAATAACCGAAGGTCATTGCTTTAGGTCATACTTTATGTATGCACAGATCGTCTGTGTATATGTAGGGAGCGACATGATAGAAACAACAACACCTTGGCTAGTAATTTATAGCATCTTAGGTTATTTAGTTGGTTGGTATGTAATAACAAAGATAATGGCTCAATCTTTTGATCGTGGTTTTTGGTCAGGCAGAGCAGCAGGTTGGCGAGCAGCTAATGAACATTACGAAAAAGTTCGCAAGTTAAAATCTCAGTCTGTATTTGATTATGACAAGCAGAACTGAACTCCTAGATGAATGCGCCCAAATCCTTAGTCAAAGAGGATCGATTTACGGAAGCAGTCGAAGCAATCACGAACGGATCAGCGAGCTGTGGTCTGCTTACTATGGAAGTTACATATCGCCTATGCAAGTCAGCCTTATGCAGCTGCTTGTCAAAGTGTCAAGGCTCTCAGAAACTCCAAATCACAAAGATAGTGTTAAAGACATCATTGGTTACGCAGTCATATACCAAGAGCTGCACGACCAATACGAGAATGATTTTGGAGTAGATAATGGCATTTAACTTAGCCGATTACGAGGATGTGGCTACTCTCAACAAATGGTTTATATCTAACTTTCCATCGGGCAGGTCTGATATATCTGTAATAAGCCATGATGCAGTTAATGGTTATATTTTGGTGCAAGCAACTTTGTGGCGAGATAGCAAAGACACATCACCGGCAGTAAGCAACATTGCATTTGGGGCAAGAGAGAGTTATATCCAAAACATGAAAAAGTTTTATGTTGAAGATACCGCTACATCTGCTCTTGGGAGGGCAATAATTTTACTAAAAGGATCTGACAAAACAGCTACAAAAGATGACATGAAAAAGGTAAATGATGAACCAATTAAAAACATTTATGGCAAAAGTGGCAATTCGCAAGTTATTGAAATGGCACTCAGAAAGTCATTTGCAGATGATGGTAAGCCAGCAAGCGAACCGACAACTTGGTCTGTCGGTGATGTTGCCGAAGCATTATCAACCAAACCTAAACAACAAGAATGCACACATGGCTTAATGATATTAAAAGAAGGAACTGCTAAAACTGGCAAGCCGTATTTTGGCTATGTTTGCAGCGCACCAAAAGGTGAGCAATGCAATGCTAAGTGGGCAGTTACAGCTGCTAATGGCAGTTGGTTCTTTAGAGAGGAGGATTAAATGGGTGACATGATAATGATTGATGGTTCAGGACTACAAGCAAGATTTACCAGTCAAGGCGTAGTCCTAGAACCAACAACCGATCGATGCGTCAGCTGTAATGATGACAGATTATTACATGATGGTCAGTATTTGGTATGTGCTATTTGCCATTGCAGGCAATAGGAAAGATACCACAAAATGACATTATTTAAATGTAATGGTTGCAGTCGCAAGACTGAATTCCTATGGCTTGAGCAATTAGATACACCTGAAGGTTTTAAGGCGTATCAATGCATGGACTGTGGCTGTGTTGGCGTTAAAAACATTGTCGAGCAGCTTGACAGAATACCAGACAGCCAAGTTAGCCGGTGCGAGCAATGTGGATCTTGGCAATTTAAGGATTTGCCTTGCCACACTTGTGCATTGATAGGGGCTAAATGAAAATTGGATCATTATGCACTGGTTATGGTGGTTTAGACATGGCAGTTGAAACTTACTTTAATGCTGAAATGGTTTGGTGTGCCGAGAATGATAAATATGCATCAAAACTTATTCAGGAAAGATTTGATAAACCTAATCTCGGCGATATCAAACAAATTGATTGGGCTTCAGTTGAACCAATAGATATTATTACAGCTGGCTATCCATGTCAGCCTTTTAGCCATGCAGGACAAAGGAAAGGTGATAATGATGAAAGACATATCTGGCCGCACATACTTAAAGGAATTAGCATCTTACGACCAAAATACATCGTCTTGGAAAATGTCAGAGGGCATCTCTCTCTCGGTTTCAAAGAAGTTCTCAGCGACCTTGCCAAAAATGGGTATGATGCAAGATGGCGTATTGTTCGAGCTAGTGATGTCGGTGCTCCCCATCAAAGAGCAAGATTATTCATTATTGCCTACTCCAATGGCGAGAGATTACAAAGGCAAATCAACGAGAAACATACAACTTCCAAACGCAGTAAGTTTGTTGCCAACGCCAACAGCGATGCATGTGAGAAATCACGACGAATCAATCGAGAAATATCGACAGAGAGTGGAGGACTTCAATCAAGGCAAAACACTTGGGAAACCCGGCGCAAGCACAGGTGTAGCTGTAAGATTGATAGCCACGCCGACAACAAATATCAGTCATACAACGGGCAAATGTCGGGATTGGGGAGCAGATTTGCTTCACGATGTGAAATGTCTATGCAGACCATACCGAATACATTGGTCGATGGAAAATTAAACGCCAAGTTTGTCGAATATATGATGGGCTTACCTGTTGGATGGGTAACTGATTTAGATTTATCTAGATCGCAACAATTAAAGATGCTTGGTAATGGTGTTGTTCCACAACAGGCTTACCATGCATTACAACTTATTATCGACACGCCATGAAATAAGCGTGGGATTTGACATAGGGTGTAACATGAACAGAAAGCGTTCGATCTTAAATCGAAAAGCTGGGTCGCCAACGGCTAGACCCGGAAGGCGCAGAGTTTGGGCGATCCTATTGCTAATTGCATTTAGCAGTTGCTTTACAAAAGATTATTCCGTTGCTTATAGTCAATACAAAACACAGCATTATAAGCAATATACATTCATTGAATTAAATGATGTTGATGAGTATTACTGTATTGAGCAGCTGTGGCACAAGGAAAGCAGATGGTCGCCAACAGCTAAGAATGCAAGGTCATCAGCTTATGGCATTCCACAAATACTTAATCTAAAAGAGCAAAACCCATTTAAACAAATAGATCGAGGCTTACGCTATATTGAGCACAGACATGGAACACCATGCAAAGCATTACAGTTCCATAATCGTAAAGGATATTACTGATGAGTAGCAGTGCATTACGATCTACTGGATCTACGAGGCAATGGACAAAGATTAAACAAAGAATACTTAGGCGCGATAGTTTCATCTGCCAATACTGTGGGCAAGAAGCAAACACAGTCGATCATGTCATACCTAGACGGCTGAATGGAAATGATAGTGATGATAATTTAGTTGCATCATGTCGTAGATGTAATTTAGCGAAGGGTGGGCGGTTTTTTGTGAGCCAACGGACACCACCGACCCCCCGTTCCTTTTCTAACCCACAAAACACCTCGATCAGCCACGATCAGACTGGATCGAATTGATTGATCTTAAAACTGGAGAGATAAGCGCAGATCACGCTCAATCGACATTAGGAGGTGTTCAAACACCGCGTATTTGCTCAAAACTCAATGATTTGCCGTCTAAAGGTCAAGAGATGATTGATTTTGCAACTGAAATTGGCATACAGCTGATGGATTGGCAAAAGTTTGTTGCAATTCATGCTCACAAAGTTAAAGAGGATGATCGCTGGGCTACAAATGAGGTCGGTCTGTTGCTGTCAAGACAAAACGGAAAGTCAACATTTATGATGTTGCGTATCTTGACCGGAATGTTTGTGTGGGGCGAAGGATTACAACTTGCATCAGCTCACAGACTTACAACATCACTTGAAACATTTAGACAGATTGTTGGCTTGATTGAAACACATCCGGCACTTGAGAAAGAAGTTAAGAAAATCAGGTGGCAACATGGCGCGGAGGAAATAGAGTTATTTGGCAATAGACGATTTGTTGTAAAGGCTGCTAACAATGCAGCTAGAGGATTGAGCAAGCCTGAAACAATTCACATGGATGAGCTTAGAGAATACAAAGATGAGGATGCTTGGTCATCAATGCGTTACTCAATGATGAGTGCTAAAAATCCGCAAGTATGGGTCTATTCATCAGCAGGAGATCAACATTCAGTTATCCTAAACAAATTGCGTGAGAGGGCATTGGCATCAGCTACAACCAATGACCCGATTGGGTGGTTTGAGTGGAGTGCCGAACCAGATGCGCCGATCAACCTTCCGTCAGGCGAGATTAACTGGTCTGCAT